AGACTGACGTGCACAAGCTCAAGCCTACGCTCGGCGGGCATCCTGCTCTTTAGTACCATACTCATACTCTTTCTCCTGTTGCTTCAAAGTGTGCCTGCTTCACTTGCTTCAGCACATCCTCGTCCTTGCACATGGCCCCGACTAGGTGGCACATCGCGTGTGCCTTGCTGCTGTAGTGCATGCTGCGCATAAACAAGCCCACACATACCACCCCCAGCGTTAGCTCCAGTGTTGTTAGTTCAATCATTTCTTTTCTCCTTGTAGGTGATGCGCTATAGCGCACTCAAGCACCGCCCAACTGATGCCAATGTTGGCATCGGCCATATCCGCGACAAGCTCGAGCACCCGTACGCAGTCCTCGTCTGTAAAATCCTGTGTGCCCTCTATGTCGTTGTACTCTATGACGTTGCGTACATCCTCCACGCCCCAGTCGTCACGCAGGAACGTCTCGCCGTTTTCAATTACTATGTGTGCCATTTTGATTTCCTTGGTTAATACAAACAATCCGACAGCTTGTCGGTTTATCCCTTGAGGCCAGCAAACATGTACTGGTTCTCGCGGGCCCACGTCACGAACGATGGATGAATCAACGCCCACGCTTTCTTGTCCTTGAGTTCAAGCAAGGAGTTGACGAACACAGCCTGTGATTCCTTGGGCATACGGCGTACATACCGCATCCAAGTGGCAAAGTTCTCCCGGTTCACTGCTGCTGTTGCCTTGAACATTAGGATGCACTGAGCAGCGGGCGAGGTAGGAACCAATGCCGTGTCAGGGGAACTCTCGATAGCCTCACGAGTCGGCAGTTGATCTGCCAGCTGGATGAACGACTGAAGATCCCGCGATGCCGCAAAGCCGATGGTCCCGTCAAGACAACCAATGAATGCGTTGTCTGTGAGCGTTGCCCGCTTGCCCACCCAATGCGATGCCTTGAACATCGAGCGAGGTGATACGAACGCCGTCTGTGATGCGTCATTTGGGTTGAAGATGTACGGGTTCTTGTCCTGCCCGCCATCCATGTAGCTGAGCATGCAGTGCTCGTACTCGTGCACCCAAGCAATAACCTCTGGCTCAACGCCATTGTTAGCTGCCCAAACGCACCATTCTTTAGCAGTGGGTTTCATGTAGGTCATCCATGTCTGTCTGTTGCGGGTATGCGCCTTGGCTGAGTCGCCCACACCATCCGCGTCCATGTTGCCAGTCGTGAACACGATGGAGTCAGTGTGCAAGTTGAAGTTGCCCAAGCGCCGCTCGTGCAGCAGGGGGTGCAGCGTGTTGCGCACATAGTCATCCGTCTTAGTCCACTCGTCAATCATGATGACAAGGGGCTCACCCGTGTGCAGACCGAAGTAGTCAGCGGGGTAAAAGTCCAGTGTGCGCGTCTCATGGTTGGGGATGGGCATGCCCGCCTGACCTACGTCAGTGTTGGGGCCGTCAATGTACACCTTGCGAAAGCCGGTACGCTCCACGATCACGTCTTGGATCGCGGTCTTGCCCACGCCCGGTTCGCCCGTGAGGTGCACTGAGTTGTGCCCAGAGTTGAGCAGTACGTCCACAGTCTCTGCGAAGTTGACGCGGCGGGATAGATTCATTTCGTTAGCCATTTGATTTCCTTAATAGAACAGGTTGATAAACATTCCGACACCATGTCGGTTTGTCATGAGCGAGGGGACTTCTGATTAGTGTCTTTCAGAGTCTTTGGTGCAGACTCTTGGGTCACTAAGGTGTACGGCCCTTTCCCGTACTCTTGCACGACACACCACACACGGCGGGCATCAGCTGCAATCTGGTCGCCGCAAGCGCGGCAAACGTGGTAGCCAAGCTGCCAACGGGCGATGTACACATCGTCCCCGCATAACTCGCAGTCTCGGTAATCTTGGTCTTGATAATCATCGTATTCTTTAGCTACGTGAGTCATGTGGTTCTCCAGAGAGTGAGCACAGGCTCTGCGCCCGCCTCGCCCGTCCAAAACACAGGCGTGAACGCCCGCCCATCTTGCTCGGCTTCCCGCACTGCATGGCACTGAGCCCTGAACATCTCCTCGGATGTACCGAAGTGCATCGCGTAAGTCATGGCATCGAGCCAGTCGTCACGGTGCTGCAAGAAGTCAGACTTGCGTAGGGACTTGACGTTCTCTATCGTCTTCATGAGTTGGTAGTCGAAGGCCGTCCAGCGTTTGAGAGTCATAGTGGCCTCCATACGAGAAGGTCGATGATTACCACGATGATTGCAAGAACCATCACAGTAACGCGGATGAATAGCTCGGCGTTTGTAAACATTGCTTTCTCCAATATAGGTTGAACAAACCGACAGCATGACGGAATGTCCGCTGCCGGTGGATACAGTCTTACTTACTGCCATCTCAATCACTGTACCCAAGGTACATTGTACCATACAAATTGGACAATGTCAAGGGCCTGTTCGCCGTTTAGCCCCCCTGTTCGTCCTTCTGACGCTGTGCCCGCAGCCACTCCTCTCTACGCCTGATGGCAGCAAAGATGCTCGTATCGTCCGAGTCAACGTGCTGAACGCTGGGCTCCGCCAGCTTGGGGGCGGGCTGGGAGGTCGCCATAGTCCTGCTCAGCTGCTCCTCAATGTCATCGAAAGAGATCTCCGCAACGTCTGGGTAGTCATCACGCTTGGGTCTCATGTTGGTCATGACCAGCACGGGCACGTCGGGATCAGCGTAAACCGCTTCTACGCCTATCAGATGTTTTGGTTTGAACGGGTTCTGGTGGCGGTGGTTGGGTATGCCCTTGCAGTCGATCCCTGCCCGCGCAGCACTCTCAGCCAGATGACGCAGCAGCTTCACATCGCTGGGCTTCATGGTTTCGAGTTCCTCATCGCTTGGTGCAGCCAGATGACGGGTGCTAGCTTGGCTTGGCAACGGTGAGGTGAAAGATTCGGAGGCAATCCTTTCTTTGACGAACACGCCCGCTTCGGCATGGTGGTACGGGTTGACGCAGAACCGTGTGCTGCACCAACGCACTATCCGTGTGCCAGCAGGGGGGAACCTACAGATGGTGAACAGGATGCGGGCAACGCTGACTGTGTGGAATAGCTTCGCCAGCGGTGAGGCGGGCGCAAGCGCAGGAATCACCATAGATGGTGGGTCAGGCCAGATGTAGCAGTCATCGCGGCGGGCGCAGTTGTGGAACAGGTCATCGGCAGTGCGGTACTTTTGAGGGCGTCCAGCTTTCTTGGTCATGGGATTCTCCTAGGTTGAAAAACAGGGGCTGTATATGAAATGAGCCTACATGATATACCAAATAGGCCTCCACGGAGGTACCTGTCAGCTTTTTTGGGGGTTTGATACAAAATAAATAATATAGAGGCTATTTCTGTTTACCCCCGAGAGAAGGTGCGTGAAAGATTGGGTGAATCATCCTATTCTCAACTTTTCCTGTGTTGAGATTTGGATTCGCAACACCTCTCTCGGGGGTAAACAGAAATAGCCTATATATTTATTTTTATTTATTAAAGTTAGAGAGAGAGAGAAGAAAAAAGGAAAAACTTGTGCAGAATCAAGGACTTGCCCGAAAAGGGGGTTTTGGGTTTGATACATAGCGGGCGGGTATTTTGATATAAGGGACGCTAAAATAGTGGCACATCTGCATCATTTCTAGGTGGGTTGGTTGGTGCTTATTTAGCTTGAAAGCTAGGATCTATGCGGGTTGTAGCCGTATCACCAGCTGTGCCCGCTACAGCGATGCTAGGTGGGTTTGATTAGTTGCCCGAGAAAATGGCGTTGCTTTTACGCCACGGTTGCACTTGGTGGAGGCCTTTGCCTATGAGCGGGCCCGAAGTCATAACTAAAAGCTATAAACAAACGAACATTCCGACACCGAGTCGGTTTGTCTGAAGCCTCCCCCGTTCCTAGCAGCAACTACTATCAAGCTAGCGGGCGTGACGGGCACTGCCAAGCCGTGCCAGCCGCGCAGGGACTACCGCGATGCTCGCTACGCCAGCCCTATCCCGATGCTCGCTACACGGAACTACTATCAGACGGCCTCGGCGACCAAGCGGGCAGCGCCAGATCGCCAAGGCCAAAAAAAACTGGCCCTCAACGCCGAAGCGAAGAAGGCCAGATAACACAGAATAGAACGGGGCCGAAGCCCCGCCCGCTTAGCTCAGCGCATTCAGCGCCGCCGTCAGCAACCCGACTGAATCATCAGTCCCGAGCTTCGCCACTTCCTTGGCACGAGCAATCAGCTTATCGCGCAGCGCAGCGCAGTCCTTGACGATCGCCTCAGTCACCGGCTTTTCGCGCCGTTCCAGCTCTTTGGCAACCGCGCCCGCCGCCTTGAGTGACTTAACGTCACCTTTGGCAACCAGCGCCGCCTTTTCTTCGAGCAGCATACCGTCCGACTTTTTCTCGAACTTCGCCACTTCTTCCGCCCGCTTAGCAGCGACTCTTTCCGCGTCCTTCGACTCAGACTTCGGACGGACAAAGCCGCAGGAGTTGACGATCCGACCGACCGCCCGTTCCCACACCTTCGCGCCCGCTTCATCGGTCTCAGCGCCCTTATCCCGGCAACCGGTAACGAACAACTTCCGAACGAACATAAAGTCGGGATACTTGAGACCCTTGACATGATCGAACAGCGACACGTCACACTTCGCAAGGCTTTTCTCAGCCACCGACCGCGCATCCTCAGCCGCCCAATACTCACGACCTAACTGTTCCAGCGTTTCCACCAGAGCAGGGTTAATCGGAGCACCATCGAACAAGTCAACGGGCTGAACAGCAGCGACAGAAGCCGCAGAGATAACGTTTAACATTGTGTTTCTCCTAATAGAAGGAAGGCATAAACGCCGACAGGAGCAGCAACACGCCGCGCCCGCCAAGACAAAGCCACAACGCTCTGTCCATGTATTAACTATATCAAACCCATAGGATTTGGGGGGAATCCCCACAGCGAACAAACCGACAGCTTGGCGGAATGTTCAGCCTATGTCGTAGCAATGTACAAAGAAGCCGAAAAAAAATTTGGTTCTTTAGTCGCGACGAGCAGCGAGTAAGGAAACGCAATATCGGGCAGGGGCCGAAGAAATTCGGGGAAGACGAGCGCCTCGACCCCCACCACCCAATTCTACGTTTGGGTCCCCCTCGACCACATACATAGTGTTTCGCACGAACGATTATGCGAATGTGGGTGCATAAGTTAGACCCCCCTCCCCCCTAACCTTTTCCAGCCCCGACCGTCTATAGGTTGTTAGCAGAAAGACCCCCCGGGTAGGAGTCCCAATTTATTTATGGGGGGTGGTATATTTTTCTGCTACAGTCTGCGTATTACTGGAGTGCTTCACTTTTCCTCCATGACCCTACATATCGAACCCGACAAACTTACGCCCCTACCTACCGATCTGGTTCCGGAGGAGGCTACGACTTTGCGTGAGAATATGCAGATAGCGGGCGACACTGCTGCGCTCCTAGAGGGACTGCGCGGGCATAGCGGGCAGAGCCCGATCCAAATAGCAGGACTATTGGACGTGCGAGGTTCATCGGAAAAAACTATCGACGATCCAATTGATTCCTCAGAAACAGACGATCAGGATACCGCTGACGAAGTTTTCAAAGCGTTTGCCCAAAAGGCGAAGCAACAGTTTGAAGATGCGATGACCCCCGAGACGCCCGTTAAGCGCAAGCCCGGCAGGCCGCGCAAGTATCCACTGGCCGAAGACACCCCGGCTAATCCACCCCAGCTTTACCAAGGCAATGTTGCGGAGCGAATCCGCACGATGCTCAACGAGTACAACGCCCATACGGTTGCGGATGTATCGGAGCTGCGCATGGTGATTACCAACAAACTGCTGGATTTGTCGATGTGCGGTGATCCTAGGATTGAGATCAAGGCAACGGAGATGCTGGGCAAGATTAGTGACGTGGGCTTGTTTACAGAGAAGACCGAGATCACGATTAACTACGGCTCAGTCGCAGATATTGATCAGGCTATTAAAGACAAGGTGCGTAAGATGTTGATTGCACATGGGGCCAGCGCCAGCCCGATGGACATTGATATCGACGAGGAGTTGGGACTCAAGGTGCCTATAGTGGAGCAGGTCGAGCCCGTGCAGACAGCGCCGCCCGCTGAGCAGACTCCGGAGCAACCCAATGCGGCCTGATAAAAAGGTCTCGGGGTTAGACGCGGAGATGCAGATGCTCTTGGGTCAGCTTGATAAGTTGCCCGATTCCAAGAAAATGTTGATCTTGGAGGACTTGGACCGGCGGGAGAAGATGCTGGAGAAGGAAGCTGCCCGCGATACGTTCATGGGGTTCGTGGATAAGACGTGGCCGGACTTCATTGGCGGGCGTCACCACAAGATTATGGCCAAAGCGTTCGAGCGAGTGGCCTCTGGGGAGTGTAAAAGGCTGATTATTAACATGCCACCCCGGCATACCAAGTCAGAATTTGCCTCATATCTGCTGCCAGCGTGGTTTTTGGGCAAGTTTCCGAACAAAAAAGTGATCCAAAGCTCCAATACTGCTGAATTAGCCACTGGATTTGGTAGAAAAGTACGGAATTTGGTGGATTCGGACCATTATAAAGAGCTTTTCCCTGCTTTGGAGCTGCGTGCGGACTCAAAAGCGGCTGGCCGGTGGAATACCAGCAAGGGCGGTGACTATTTCGCCATTGGTGTGGGTGGAACTGTGACTGGTAAGGGCGCTGATCTGCTGATTATTGACGATCCGCACTCTGAGCAGGAGGCTGCGCTGGCGGCGTCCAACCCAGATGTGTTCGACAAGGTGTATGAGTGGTACACGTCCGGCCCGCGTCAGCGGTTGCAGCCGGGCGGGGCGATTGTTATCGTGATGACGCGCTGGGCGCAGCGAGATTTGACCGGGCAGGTGCTTAAAGCTGCTGCTGGGCGGGGTGGAGAGCAGTGGGAGGTCATTGAGTTTCCCGCCATCATGCCTTCGGGTCTGCCCCTATGGCCAGAGTTTTGGTCTATGGAGGAGTTGTCCGCGTTGCAGGAAGAACTGCCCAATTCCAAGTGGCAGGCGCAGTATCAGCAGAATCCCATAGGTAATGAGTCGGCAATTGTGAAGCGAGATTGGTGGCAGTGGTGGGATGAAGAGGAGCCGCCCAAGTGTGACTTCATTTTGCAGAGCTGGGACACCGCGTTTGAGAAGACCCAGAGGGCTGACTATTCCGCCAGTACTACGTGGGGTGTATTTGACAACCCCAAGGACGGTAATAGGCCGAACATTATCTTGTTGAACACATACAAGAAGCGGGTGGAGTTTCCGGACTTAAAGCGGGATGTGCTCAAGGAGTACAACGACTACGAGCCGGATGCGCTGATAGTTGAGAAGAAAGCGTCTGGTGCGCCGCTGATTTATGACTTGCGGGCTATGGGGATTCCGGTGCAGGAATACACGCCTAGTAGGGGTCAGGACAAAATCGCCCGCTTGAACTCAGTGTCAGACATAATTGCGTCTGGTAAGGTCTGGGTGCCCAGAACACGGTGGGCGGAAGAATTGGTTGATGAGATAGCTGCGTTCCCGTCGGGCGAGCATGACGACTTGGTGGACGCCACGACTTTAGCTCTGATGAGGTTTCGGCAGGGCGGGTTTCTGCGCCTACCGATTGACGAGCCGGAAGAAGTTCACTGGTTCAAAAGTCATAAGCGCGAACGCTTTTACACAGTTTAAGGATACATCATGGCAATCGGCAAAGGTTTATACGCAGCTCCTACGGGTCTTGAACAAGAGATGGACTCTCCTATCGAGATTGAGATCGAAGATCCAGAGTCAGTAAATATTGGCATGGGTGGTCTTGAGATTGAACTCAGGCCCGCTAAAGAAACTGCGGATACTTTTGACGCCAACTTGGCCGATTACATGGACGCTAGTGATCTGGACTCGCTGGGCGCTGAGTTGATTACTGAGTTTGACAAAGATATCAACGACCGTAAAGATTGGATGCAGACCTACGTTGATGGTCTGAAGTTGTTGGGCTTGAAGTATGAAGAACGCACAGAGCCTTGGAACGGCGCTTGCGGTGTGTTCCATCCTATGCTCACTGAGTCAGTTGTTAGGTTCCAGTCCGAAGCAATGATGGAGACGTTCCCGGCGCAAGGCCCGGTGAAGACTCAGATCGTTGGCGCTGTGGACAAACTGCGCGAAGAGGCTGCTGCCCGCGTTCGTGAAGATATGAACTACCAGCTCACCGAGGTGATGACTGAGTACCGGCCAGAACACGAGAAGATGTTGTGGTCGTTGCCTATCACGGGCAGCGCGTTCAAGAAGGTGTACTTCGACCCAAGTAAGGGCCGACAAGTCGCTGTGTTTATCCCCGCTGAAGATATTGTTGTGCCCTACGGCGCGTCGAGCCTCGAAGGCGCGGAGCGAGTTACGCACGTTATGCGTAAAACAAAGAACGAGATTACAAAGCTGATGGAGGCTGGGTTCTACGCGGACGTGGACCTAGGTGAGCCATCGCACCAGCTTGACGATATTGAGAAGCAGAAGGCCGAAGAGATGGGCTTGTCTGCGATTAACGACGACAGGTTCCGGCTTCTTGAGATGAACGTGGACTTGGACCTCAAGGGGTTTGAGCACACTAATAAGAAGGGCGACGAGACTGGGATTGCATTGCCGTACGTGATCACAGTTGAGAAGGGCACGGGCAAGATTCTGTCTGTCAGGAGAAATTGGTATGAAGGAGATAAACTTCACCTCAAGCGACAGCACTTTGTGCATTATCAGTACATCCCCGGATTTGGGTTTTACGGATACGGTCTTATCCATCTCATTGGAGGTTACGCTAAGTCCGCTACCATGCTCATCCGCCAACTGGTTGATGCAGGCACTCTCTCAAATCTGCCCGGAGGACTTAAGTCACGAGGCCTTCGCATTAAAGGTGATGACACTCCGATTGCCCCCGGCGAGTTCCGCGACGTAGATGTGCCGAGCGGGTCGATCCGCGACAACATCCTGCCGCTGCCGTACAAAGAGCCATCACAGGTTCTGTATGCGCTGTTTCAGAATATTGTGCAGGAGGGCCGCGCCTTTGCGTCTTCCGGTGATATGAAGGTCAGCGACATGGGCTCGCAAGCACCAGTGGGCACTACGCTGGCGATTCTTGAGCGCACGCTTAAAGTTATGACGGCTGTTCAGTCCCGCTTGCACTTTGCCATGAAGCAGGAGTTCAAGCTCCTCAAGGTGATCATCGCTGATTACTGCCCAGAGGACTACGACTACGAGCCGGTGGACGCACGCCGCACCGCCCGTAGGGAGGACTATGAGATGGTGGACGTGATCCCTGTCTCTGATCCAAACGCAGCCACGATGGCGCAGAAGATTGTGCAGTATCAGGCTGTTCTCCAGCTGGCGCAGTCGGCACCGCAGTTGTACAACTTACCTGTTCTACACCGTCAGATGATTGAGATTCTGGGCGTTAAGAACGCCAGCAAGCTGGTGCCAGTTGAGGACGACGCTGTCCCGCAGGACCCAGTGCAGGAGAACCAGAACCTGCTGATCGGCAAGCCTACCAAGGCGTTCATGCAGCAGAACCATGAGGCACACATTCAGGTCCACATGTCGGCCATGCAGAACCCGAAGATCGTGAAGATATTGCAGATGAACCCGCAGGCGCAGATGATCCAAGCTGCGGCGATGGCTCACATTAACGAGCACATAGCGTTTGAGTACCGCAAGCAGGTTGAGTTGCAGATGGGTGCACCGCTGCCGGGTGAAGAGAGTAACAAAGAGATTTCGCCGGAGATGGCAGATCAGATCGCCATGATGGCTGCAAAAGCATCAACCGCTCTCTTACAGCGCGACCAGCAGCAAGCGCAGCAACAGCAGGCTCAGCAACAAATGCAGGACCCGATTGTTCAGATGCAGATGCAAGAACTCCAGATCAAACAGGGCGAACTCAAGCTGAAAGAGAAGAAGATGCAGATTGACGCGGCAGCTAAGGCTGACCAGATCGAGACTGAGAAATCTAGGATTGAAGCCCAGAAAGAAATCGCGGCTATGCAGGTTGGAGCCTCCGCAGCCGCTGCACGAGACAAGCTTGCCAAACAAACGGAAGCTGAAGGAGTTCGCATGGGGATTGACGCTGCCAAACACCGCGCTCAAATGTCCATGCAACAACGCCAGATGTACAACAAACAACCTAGGAAGGAGTGAATTTGAACGAGTACAAACTCTTGGCTCATGTGGCCAAGGAAATCGACAAGCTCCGCCAAGAGCAGTCTGCCTTTCTCGACGCCGGTCGAGTTGAAACTTATCAAGAATACCGGTACATCTGCGGGGTCATCCGAGGCCTGAACCATGCAGATTTCATTCTTAACGACCTTGTGCAACGATTGGAGAAAAGCGATGACTGATTTTGATTTAGCGGCGGTGGATCTATCCGGGATTTTGAACAAATCATCTGAAGATAAGGCGAAGCAACTGCCTGATCCCAAGACGTTTCATATTCTCTGTGTAGTACCTGAAGCGATGGAAGCGTACGCAGACAGCGAAGCGGGCCTCGTGAAGTCCAACCAGTCCATGATGTTCGAGGAGGTTTTGACCCCCGTACTGTTCATCGTAAAAGTTGGCCCCGATTGCTACAAAGACACCACTCGGTTCCCTAGCGGACCAAGTTGCAAGGAAGGTGACTTCGTCATCGTCCGACCCAATTCAGGCACCCGCCTGAAGATTCATGGCCGAGAGTTCCGGATCATCAATGATGATTCCATCGAAGCCGTTGTTGAAGACCCGCGTGGAATTACCCGCGCTGCATAAGGAGTAAATCATGGCAACAAAGTTTGGTGAAGACTACGAGTTTCCCCACGAAAAGGAAGCTAAGGCAAAAGCTACTGCTGAAGACGACAAGATCGAGATTGAGATTGAAGACGATACCCCCGTGCAAGACCGTGGGCGTAAGCCTATGCGCGAGCCGGTGGAAGAACCCACGGAAGACGAGCTTTCTACGTACGACGAGAAAGTCCAAGCCCGTATTAAGAAGTTCACCCGCGGATACCACGATGAACGCCGCGCTAAAGAAGAAGCCCTGCGAGAGCGGGAAGCAGCTGAATCGTATGCCCGGCAGATTATCGAGGAGAACAAGCGTCTCCAACAGCAGCTTTCTACTGGTAGTAAAGCCTACATTGAGACCTCCAAAGGCGCAGCTGCTGCGGAGTTAGTCGCTGCCAAAGAGAAATACAAGAAGGCTTATGACTCCGCTGACCCGGATGAATTAGCCGACGCTCAGGCGGATATTGCGCGGGCAACGCTCAAAATGGAGCGTACCTCCGACATGAGGCCAATTGAGATAGAAGAGCGAGAGTTTAAGGCTACAGCTGAACTCGCTGTGCCCAAAGCAAGCGCCCGTACCCAACGCTGGGTTGAAAATAACAGCGACTGGTGGGGTAAAGACGAAGAAATGACTTCGGCTGCGCTAGGGCTTGACAAGAAATTACAACGCGAGTATGGTCTTGACTATATTGGTAGCGATGAGTACTTTAAAACCATTGATCGCACCATGCGTAAAAGATTTCCTGAGCATTTTGAAGATGCCCAGAGCGATGAGGATGAAGATGACCAACCTCCAAGAAAGAGGTCAGAACCGGCTTACGAGGATGAAACCCCGCGCCGTGCAACAAAACCAAGCTCCGTTGTAGCCCCGGCTACTCGTAGCACACCGCCCAGCCGCATTAAGCTGAAGGCATCTGAAGTAGCGATTGCTCGCCGTCTTCAGGTCCCTCTGGAACAATATGCTAAGCAGGTTGCCCTACTGAAACGAGGTGAATAATGGAATCGCAAACTCAAAACCGTAAAAGCCGAGAGGCCGATAGCCGAGCTGTAATGCAGCGTCCACAAACGTGGCGTCCGCCTGAAACTCTGCCAACTCCGGATGAGCGTCCGGGCTGGACACACCGATGGGTGCGTACGGCCACTTTGGGCGTAGCTGATCCAACTAACATTTCGTCGAAGTTACGCGAAGGATATGAGCCCTGCAAAGCAGAGGACTATCCGGAGCTAATGATGCACGCTTCCACCGAAGGTCGTTTCAAAGGAACGGTTGAGGTGGGTGGGTTATTGCTTTGCCGTATACCGTCTGAGTTTTTGGAGCAGCGTATGAAATACTACGACAACCAAAATAAAGCGCAGATGGAATCAGTGGACAATAACTTCCTTCGCGATAGTGATCCTCGGATGCCTCTTTTCTCAGAGAAGAAGTCCAAGGTTACTTTCGGTTCTGGTTCTTAAATTAGGAGTCTTAAATGGCAGCTACCGCTTCTCCCTACGGCCTTCGCGCCGTAAATGAACTTGGAGGTCTACCTTATGCCGGTAGCACTCGCTCGTTCCTTATCAACCCAGCAGGCTACAACACCAATATTTTCAATGGAAGTATTGTTGCTGTTAACACCGCTGGTTATATTGAAATTGTCACGACTGTTGGTTCGTCCGCTGGTGACATTTTCCCGGCAGGCACTATTGGTGTTTTCGTTGGTTGTTCCTTTGTGAATGCACAGGGTCAGCAAATGTTCAGCCAGTATTACCCCGCTGGCACTACTGGTGTTGTCACAGCTTTGGTCATTGATGATGACCGCACTGTGTTCCAAGTCCAAGCTGCTGGCTCGTTGGGCCAAACTGCTCTGGGCATGAACGCCGTTCTGAATGCTGCTCAAAGCACCAGCACGGGTTCTACCTCGTTCGGCAATTCCAATACAGCTATCTCAGTCTCTGTGGCTTCTACGGCTACTTTTGGTTTGAAGATTGTTGATTTTGTGAACAAAGAAGGCTTCTCTGAAGTTGGCGATGCTTTCACCGATGTACTGGTGAAGTTCAACATCGGTAGTCACGCATATAACACCGGCCTCGGTGTCGCATAAGGAGTTAAATCATGGCTATTTCACGCGCACAACTACTTAAAGAACTGCTTCCGGGTCTGAACGCTTTGTTCGGTATGGAGTACGCCCGTTACGGCGAAGAGCACAAAGAGATCTATGAAACAGAGACCTCTGAGCGTTCATTTGAAGAAGAGACGAAACTCTCTGGCTTCTCCGCTGCACCAGTGAAGAACGAGGGTTCTGCCATTGCTTATGACAATGCGCAAGAAGCGTTCACGGCTCGCTACAACCACGAAACCATCGCCTTGGG